TCCTCCTCCCCCACCACCAGAGCCTATCATCAAGGAGATATCCGCTACCAAGTATGAGAAGGAGGTGCGTCCTAAGAAGGAACTATCAGAGAAGCAAAAGGCGAACTTGGAGAAGTTGATTGAACGTAATAAGGCAAAGGCGATTGAACGTCGTGCAGTAGTAAAGGAGGTCATTCCAGAGAGCATTCCAGAGGATAAAATCCTTGTCAAGATCTTGCCTAAGCGAGTGTATAACCGTAAACCCAAAAACGAGATTATCATGCCGACTCCTGATATCACCCCCGCACCTTCGGAGTTCGAACAGACGGAATCCGAGTATACCGAGTCTGAATCCGAGCCAGAGGTCAAGCCCCGCAAACGTCGTGAACGCAAACAAGCCCCCAAAAAGCGGATTGTTCCTAAGTATTCTTATGATACGGAGACAACCACTGCTGATGAAGACAGTTCCGAGAGCGAGGACGACTACAAGGTCGCAAAGTATCAGGTGAAGGCAGAGAAGCGGATCAAGGCACTGGAGAAGATCGATAAGCGTCTCAACCAACTGCAGCACAACCCGTATCAGTCCCGCGAGATGAGCGTTTTTTAAATTATTAAATGCGGTTCATTCTATGAATCCAATTTAATGATATATAAGTAGATGGTGGAAATTACTTTATACAATGGAGACTGCCTTCAAGTCATGAAGGAACTCCCGGCACAAAGTGTAGATTTAATTATATGCGACTTACCGTATGGTTGTTTATCCAGTGGTGATAAGAAACCAAGCAGAGTTGTAGACCTTCGTTATGATACGGGTAAGACAAAGCCATTAAACACGTATGGCGTTGGTGGTTGCGAGTGGGACGTTAAAATCAATCTGGAAGAGTTTTGGAAAGAGATTCGTCGTATTCGTAAGAACGAGCATACACCCTGTATCCATTTCTGCACGACCAAGTTTGGATATGAACTTATCCAAAGCAATCCTGCCGAGTTTCGTTATGATTTAGTATGGGATAAAGAGCAAGGAGTATCCTTCTTATCTGCTAATAAAATGCCGATGCGTTCCCACGAAATGATTTATGTATTCAGTAAGGCTGGTGCGTTCTATCAACGTGTTGATGAAACGGGTGATTTTAAATCGTGGACAAGAAATACGCCGATAAGCACTGGTGGTTGTTATGGAGGAGCAGTAAGAATTAACACTACTGGTGGTGATGGGACACGTTGTCCGTTATCGGTCATTAAAATGAGAAAAAAACAAACATTTAAACAAGAACATCACCCAACTGAAAAACCCAATGACCTTTATCGATGGCTCATTGAGCGTTATTGTCCCGTAGGTGGAACGGTTCTTGATCCAACATTTGGTTCTGGAAACTCTGTATTTACTTCCTACGAAATGGGACGTAATGCGATTGGCATAGAAATGAATGAAGGGTTTTTTAATAAGGCAGTCGAACGACTGGAACTACCATAGAATCTTTGAAGCGTAGTAGCCAGGAGTGCCTACTTTATCGGAATCTCCTTTGTGCCGGATATGATACAATCTCCTACGCTCGTCAGCCAGTGCCTTGTCCTTCTGAAGATAGTTAGGATAATCTTGGTAGTTTGGATCGCCAATGGACGCAACCTTTTTCTTATTCTTATACACATCTATCTTCTTCTTGGGGTTTTCGCTGGGTTTGATAAACACATTGAGACGCTTTGCTTGTTGATATGAGTAGGGGAGTATCTGATACATCTCTACTGATACTAATCTACTAAGGTGTGGTTCTTTAGCGGACGATCTCGACTGCACCGCTTGCATCGATCAAAAGTTGGTAGTCGCTGATGAAGGTCAAGAACATCGTGAAGGTGCTAGCAGACGTGGTAAAGTTCAGACCAACGACCGACACCGGACTGCCTGCGAACGCGAGAGCCTCGTTGCATCGCTGAGCCGAGACACCGACAGCAAAAGAGGTCGTGGCATAAGTAGAACCAGTGCTAACGTCCGTGATAGAAGCATCAAACAGACGGCTAAAGCACTTGTTGAGTTCAGCGAACACAAGGGCGGGGCTGGCTGAAGCGTTAAGGGTGTTGGAGTTGATGAGGCGACCGTCCAGCGAGACCTGGAACTGCGATAGACCGTTGACCAGCGAGAGACCCTGGTTGGCAATCGCGGAAAGGTCCGCCGTAAGAATCTGCGATCCGACCAACGCACGAAGCGAAGATACGTTGACTCCATAGTTAAAGAAGGCGGTGCCTGCAGCCGACTGGACCGTAGTAGACTGGAAGTTGGTGTAGCCAAGAACGTATTTGCGACCCTGAGCCATGTCCGATTTGACCTTATCCACGAACATCTGTTCCACGCTGATCTTGTCGTAGACCAACTGAACATTGCTAATGGTGAAGCCAGTGATGGCAGTGCCTGCGTTCTGGTAGACGGCACGAGCGACCGAGTTGTAGTCCAGTTGAACCTGGAGAGTGCCGTTGAGGGCGAACAGCGGGACACCCTGCTGTGTCCCTAGTGCACCAATCAGAGGCATCACAACCGTGCGAGTTGCTGGGGCTGCAGCACCCGAGGCAACACCCGAATACATAAGGATCTGGGCATCGTGTGTAATCCAGTCGTTTGAAGTAGAATGACCGAACAATTGGTCATACACTTGGTCAGCGTTCTGAATGTTGTCCACCTGAACCGAGTTGATATAGGTTGAAAGGCGGTTGATGAGCGAGGTCGCCGACTTGGTAGAACCCTTGAACGTGTATTCCGTGTCCGCACCACCACCAGCAAGGAGGACATCAAAGCGAATGTAAGGGTTGAGCATGATGCCCGCCGAAGAACCGCAAGGGAGTTGAATGATCGATGTGCCGGACGCATTGGCGTTGGAGGTCAGAGCGGGGATATTCACTGTCTGGAGGGAGCAGGGAATCGGCTTGGCACTCTTGTTCGACATGAACGCCTGGGGGACGGAATCATACGAAGCGGGGAGGATATACGTAGCATCAGAACCAACGGTGTGAAGGGACATTCTTGTATCTGAATACTAAAAAGAAAAAAAAACAGAGTAGAACTCACGTCTTTTTATCTTCGCTTTTGGAACTTACTTTGCTTCGGAGGAGCAAGAGCAACTTTCTTGATCGGCTCGGTCATCGAGCGATGGGGGGCTTGGGCTTCTTCCACAACGGGCTCAGATACCGTAAAGGGAGTCTGTGGTTTTGAGTAATCCGTATGAACCGTAGTGAAGTGATTGGTGTGTGAACGTCGAAGCATCTCTACTGGTCCTTTGGATTAAAGTTTTCGTTCATAGACTCAATCTGAATCGTTAGAACCAAATGCTGGAAGGTAGCGGGTTGTGCACCCGTAGAATAATCTACGACCGCTAAACGGAGTTGTCCTTGAAGAACAACGTTTTGAAGGCTATACTCATTATGACTGGAATCAAACGTAGAGTTTTCTTGCGGATTACTCATGATCGTAAGGAATCGTGCCGGACTGTAGGGAAAATAGAGGAGGTCGGAACGAATCTGAATGACACGGGAATTCGTATTGGCTTCCGTAGCGTGATAAGCAACATGTAGCACACGAATACAGCACTTACCCGATACGGGAAGGGTGAAATAGGTGTCGTTGTTTGTAGGCGTGATAATGAACTGGACTAAGACCATAACTATTACTCTATAGATTTTATTTGTCTAAGGGCAACGTGATCCCATGTTTCTTTAAATACTTCTCCACGGCGGAGGCATACTTCTTCGCTACTACGAACTCGCCAGGCATAATGATGACATTTGCCAGTTTTGACGTATCGTGGACGGTCCTATCCGTGAGTTTGCCCTTGTATCCGTCCATTACGCCGGACTGCATCACTTTCGTTGGAATCACGAGCGACCCTGGCTCTAACCACGAGGCGATGGAGTCCTGATCGGAGAACTCATTATTGGGGTGATACTTGACGTAGCCTCCGTCGCTAAAGTTTGCTCGACGCTTATTAAAGATTTGGACAGGCTGTCCACTCCCATTAAAGTAGAACATTCTATTGAGCGGATCGCTTTTTATTGATAGTCGCTTGTTCCCGTTGGTTTTGTCTCTACGAGGTTGCGGGAGTCTTCTATCTTCTTCATTTCCAGTTTTCGCCGATACCGTTCAAGGCGTTTCATGATATCTTGCTTCTCAGCCTCCAAGGTCGCCTTCTCGTCCGTAGTAGCATCTGTTTCTACAGGAGCGTTCGCGAAGGGCTGATTGATAAATGCAGTGGAGTAAAGGGACTCGTAGTTGGGCTGAAGGACCTCAGAGATGGTCATGCGAAAGGACCAAGAAAGATTTTGAAGATCAATGGCGGTGTAGGACAAATTCGTTGTCAAGTAGAAATTCAAGTTAGAAATCGTGTCATTAACCAATACCACAGGGTGCGAATCACCATACCAATTGATATATGTATTAACGTTGGTCTGAACAGGTATATGATATAGAATATCAGAAAAAACATCTTGTTCCACTACCCATTCTCGATTTTTATATTGTCGTAAGGAGGGAGATCGGAGCAGTAGATAACTGACGGGATTGGCAACTGCAGGCTTCGACCCTGTCGCAGAGGTTCCAATAAAAAAGGTGGGACTTGAGGTGAATCCAAAGAAGAGTCCAAGGGAAAGATTCGTTCCAAATCCTAAGGTAATCTGCGTCGTAGTAGCAGGACCAGTGCTGGGAACTGTGCTTAGCAGTGAAAGGGTGCTTTTACTTGTCGTGGTGTTATAGACGAAGTTGAACACGGGAGTAAAGGAGACACACGGAGAGATGTTTCCAGTGCAGATGGCAGTTAGTTTCGTGGCGAGTTCTTCCAAGACGGATACGGTCGAGTAATTTCCAACGGTCATGGTGAGTGTCGTGCTTTTTATGTCAGAACCTTGTTGGATAACAACGGGTAGCGATGCGATATCACTGCTCAACTGGTAGAACGAGAAGGGAATGGTAGTTCCGTGAACGGTTGCTATGAAATGGCTATTGCGTGCTTGTCGGGTGATGATCTGGGACATTTGAATGTTCATATCCGTATTCGTTCCTGACTGGCGTTTATCGGACGATACATAAAAGGTATACGTGGCAACAGTAGCCATCTTCTATCTATGTGAAGTAAAAATAATCATAGTAAAACAACAAGCCGTAGTTAGAGCAGTGCCATTCAATGTCCTTATTATTCATATAGATCATGATTAACTTGGGGCTCACGTAGTAAGGCTGGGGTAGGAACGTTGGCTGATTCATCTTCTTTGGAGTCTTCCACCCCTTCAACGACAACATTGGCTACGATTTCTTTCTCCTTCTCTTCCTTCATTTTATCTACTTCCTCGGCTGGAACAAGTGCGGTCAACCAATACTGCAGTGCGTTCTGAACCTGACTCATCGTAGACCCTTTGAAGTAGTTGAAGTTAAACGCCATTTCTACCATATGAGGTTATTTTTTTTTGTCATTTAGAACGCTCATCTCCAAAACGATCTGCCGGACTTCCTCCCACTCCTTTCTCTTCTTTTCTTTTAATTCTGCCTCCCACATCTCCACGACAGAATCAAAGCCTTTTTCTTCTGCTTCTAGCATTGCTTGATAGAGGCAGACGACGTTCGTTTTTTTCATTCTAACGTTTACGTTTATTTTAGTTTCTCCATGAGTGCCTTTACCATGTCCTTGAGTTCATCGATCTCCTTCTGCTGTGCGTCGTTCTGCTTCTTGAGTTCCTGGATTGCTCCCACCATATGAACATTGATATCTCCATAGGCAATTCCTAAGCGTTTCCCATCATCGTCATCGCATACACACTTGTCATCTACCCACTCGTCTATGCAGTGAGGATTGGACTCCATGACATCTTGTGCGAGGAAACCGATATGGTCGGCATTTCTGACTTTATCTGAGATAGGTGTTTCTGAATTCTCTGGATATATCTTCTTGTAGGTCTTGGGCTTGAGTGCCATGATCCGCTGGAGAGAACGGGTCGTTTTAATGTCCTTGATATCCCTCTTACAGCGTTGATCCGATACAAAGATCCACCCACCACCCGCTGTGTAAAGATTGATCACTCCATTACATGATGTATAAATCGTTCCTCCTGATAGAATGAGTTCACCCCAAATGACAGCAGGAGCAAGAGAGATGATGACCGAACGGTAAGCACCCGCACTGGACACACCAAACCCAAGACCCATTTCATTGATGCCTTGATTTCGAGCAATCACTGTGTATCCTCCACCTGACCCAGCACCCCATGACGAATGAGTGAAAGGAATGGGTGATGAACCAGCATTATTTATTAGATAAGTGAGTAAGTTCGAGTCATCATACCGCATACTGCGATTATTGTTAGGACTCTGTATGCGGGGTAAGCCACTTCCACTACCCGAAGAGTTGAGCGTCAAAGGACAGTCCATGAGAGTAGCAACACCTCTGATGTAATTCTGGTTGTCCGTCCAGCCAAAATGGGTGTAAGTCCCGATGGGATTGGCGATATCCAGCACACCATTTGAGTTCGCCCCACCTATCGCCAATCGTGTCGCAACATTGACTGTCCCATCTGTATTCACTGACATTCGTGTAGAACTGTTATTGGTATAAAAACGCAATGGGTGATTGGTTCGTGTTCCATACCAACCACCCCCACCGCCGATCCATGTTTCAACGATGATTGTTCCATCTGTATGAACGAAGCCAGGACTACTTGTTCCTGTTGTTAGTTGTAAAGTCGCATTCGTAAGCAGTCGCATTCTTTCCGCTCCTGCCGAGTCATACCACGCAAAAATACCTTGAGCGGGAACTACTCTTGCACGAAACAACATGCCCCAATTTGCATCGCTATATATGCAACCGGCTTGATATGTTCCACCACCATTGACAACAAGACAACCACCTTTGAGATTGTTCGTTGCGATTACATCATTTGAACTATCTACGACTAATCCCGAACTACTACTACCGGTAGAAAATCTAATATTTTCTCCTGCATTAACACGAATCACCAAATCACCAACTTGACTATCAGAAACCCACCCACCAGCATCACTTACATACATAGCGATATAGTTGTCTTGACATCTGATGTTTGGATATTGTCCCGTTCCTGTCCCTCTCATAAACTGGATATTGTCATAATTACCTCCGCTATAATTCCCAAAACGAATCACATCTTGAACGGTTAGTTTTGAAGCCGTTGCTACATCAGAAGTAGCCCACCCCATGTCTCTGCCCAACCGAATGGTATTTGCGGGTCCGTCGTAATACATCAGAGAAGCAACCCGCAACCCTGAATCATGAACGGCAATCTCGGTGTTATCCAGACACTCAAATAGTAGCCCTGCAGTATTCGTAGTCCAACCAGCAACACCTCCTCCATAGTTTTTTGTAATGTCGCCAATCGTTAATGAACCAGGGGACATATAATTATTTGGAACAGCATGAGGAGAACCAGCATGAATGTTTGCGATTCCGTTCATCTCCAATTCTCCAACCACTTCCAGTGTTCCCACCTCATAGGTAAAACTCGTCCACGTAAAGGTTTTATTCGCAGTTCCCTGCCACTGTAAATAGACCTGTCCTAAGAAAGAGGAATTGATATTGGGTGTGAAGATACCAGTAAAATCACCAGTCTCAACAGGAAAGGTAGCACTAATCGCAACTGCTCCAGTATCTGCTACATTTGCTTGAAAAAAGGTAAGGCTCACTCCAAAAATAGGAGAAGAGAAATTGGCGAAACGAAAGAGATATCTTGCCCCAGTGATCCAGATCTGCGTAGGCGAATAACACGCTGCAAGAGGCGATGAGGCGGGGCTTGGTGTGAGTAGCCATGGTGCACCACCCGTGATGACACCAGGATTCACTGCCTGCGAGGACATGCCCGCCGTTCGCAGACTTTGGGTAAGGTATGCCTTAGAGGAAACGGTGGTAGTGGATAGGGTAGAAACGGTGTTATTGAACTGATTCGTCCCCGTCCAGACGTTGTTCAAAGGAAGAAGATTGACTGGCGGAGATGGAACAGCATAGGACACGACACCACCCAGCGTATCAATCCCCAATGCTAAACTCGGTGTAGAAGAGGGAACAGCACTAATATTCAGCGTAGAAATGGTAAGACCTGTGGTTTTGGTGAGTTTGAGGCGTGTATCCCCTACATCGTCCTTGATCTCATAATCATCTGATAAAGCGGTCTGCGTCCACACCACAGTGCCACTACCAATCAGTTGACTGTTCCCTGCGACTTCTATGTTGCCCGTTGTAATCGTTCCACCCGCATTGATATTCAAAATCGATAAGGCATCACCGCTCGTGGTCATCGTGTTGCCTGTGGTAATGTTTTTGATTTCCAACTGATCAAAAGAGTTGACTGAGAGCGAGTAGTCGTTATTAGCAATACTAGAGGTGATGCGTAATGCCCCCACGCTGGTAAGGGTGGTAAAATCGTTCGTCCCTGTCCACGTGTTATTCTGTCCTACACCGCCCGCTTGTGAAGTAAGAGCGGTGATATAGTCCAACTGTCCAGCGTTAATCGTGGTGGACATTACGCTATTTCCGTTCGTGCAGACGACCTTGCCCGCATTTCCAAGGGTAGTAAACTGGAAGTTGGGTGAGCCAAGGACACTACCTGTGAAATACATGGTGCTACCGCTGGTGAGGTTCGTCGTGATCAGACCACCTACCGTGCTTGGATTGCCCATGGTGCTGACCGTGTAAGCAATCCACGATTCATCGTTGGCGTTATTATCAGGAATCGCAAAGTTTTGTGCCGAGATCGTTCCAGTCGTGGTAAGGTCAAACCCGTCCAGATCAGTGTTAGAGGTATTCCCGCTATATTTTACAAAGTTTGTAGTGTTAATAGAGCCTGCTACTGGATTAATACCGTTGATCGTGTATGGAATAAAAGTATTGGTAGTGCCATCAAGCGACATCTTCTACTACTGTCCGTTATTTTTATTTTATCCTCTATACACAGAACGATGTCGAAGCCCAATAAATACGGACGACCTCAAGATCTGGGTAAACCCATTCTACAGCCAGTCAGACCCGCAGTGATGAAACTGGGTGGAACAGCAACCATTCAAGAAGAAGCCGATGAAGAAGGCTTTATGAGCAAACTCACCAATCTGTGGAGTGCGTTGACGAGCAACGAGCATCTCCCTAAGAAGTTTCGGCAGTTCATCAAGGCTCATGGGAGAGATAAGATTCAGAGCCTGGCAATGATGCGAGCACCCGTTGCGAAGCCGGGGGTAATGGCGATGCAGTTGCTTACGGCGGGTCGTTGGGAGGAGTTCAAGAAGCGAGGAGGCGTTGATGAGGTCTATCATACGAGTATCATCATCAATGGCAATATCGTTCTGGAGAAACTGGAGAAACTGGAAGGTCGTGTAGATGCTGGATATTCAAAGATGGAAGGAGCGGAACTCTACCCTATTGCCGTCAAAGGAGATATTACCATCGCTGACTTCTTGGAGAAGGGTCGTAGGCAGATGGGGGTAAAGTTCTATACGTATGATGCCTTCCGTTCGAACTGCCAGGACTGGGTCATGAACATGGTAAGTGCGAACGGTCTCCTTGATGCGGAGGGTCGCAAGTGGATCAAGCAGGACATTGACAAACTCATTAAGGAACTGCCTGAACTAACGAAGACGGCTGCAGTCAAGTTAACCGATGTCGCCCGAGACGTGGGGAACGTCGCAGAGGAACTAATCTATAAGAGGGGTGGTATGGTCATGGGACAAGCCATCGCGAGAGGAGGCTACGCACGATTTTAAAAATGCTCTATAGTAATGGGACTGACTCATCGGCAACAGTGGCTACGAAAGAATAAACTGGAAGACCGTTCCTATAGCCTTGCTGAACTAAGTAAGATCAGTGGCACTCCTTTGAAGACGCTACAGGAAATCTATAACCGCGGAACGGGTGCATATAAAACTCAGCCTGCATCGGTGAGAATGAAAGGAACATTTGAAAAGGGCGTGAATGCTCCTATGTCTATGAAGTTATCCAAAGAGCAGTGGAGTTTTGCCAGGGTCTACTCTTGGCTTAACGGATCGAAGAAGCACGATATGGATTTGCGATAAGTTGCTGTAAAACAAATCTCATATCTAAGTAATATGTCTTCAGAACTGACAAGGGCTCTTGCTCCATACGATAACCAGAAGGCTACAAAGTCTGGTCCACTGCCTACGAAGCCATTCTTATGGGCGTTGGTGGGCAAAAAAGGGTGCAGTAAGACTACGGTAGTTCTCAATGTGCTTCAAAGGAAGGAGTCTCCGCTGTATCGACTGTATGATCTGATCTTCTGGATATCACCGACTGCAGGGGCAGATCCGAAACTAACGCCGTTGTTGGACGACATCGGACCAGAGCAAGTATACGACGATCTGAATAACGAAATCTTGGAGGATCTTATCGCGAAGTGTGATGCCTTCCGAGAGCGTCATGAGCGAAAGAAGAAGAAGGGTGAACCGCAATTTCTTGTTGTGCTTGACGACTGTATTCATCAGATCCGTTCTAAGAGAGCATCACTTATTACCCGCTTAGCATCACAGAATCGCCATCTCAAACTCTCGTGCTTTTTTCTTCTTCAGAAGTGGCGTTCCTTTCCGACCATCATACGGTCAAACTTGGACTGCATCACGCTCTTCCACAACGAGAACGAGCAAGAGATACGGTCGTTCTGTTCCGAGATCGGCAACGAGGAGAAGGTGAGAAAACTATATGAGTTCGCTACGGACGAGCCGTATAGTTTTTTACATATCAACTCCTACGCCCAACCGACAACTTATTACAAGCGATTTGACCCCATCGAATACAAGACAAAATAATATTCTTTACACGTAATTAGAAATGGGAATGATGATCGATGAGATGGTAGCATTGAAGAAGGGAGGCAAGGTAGACATGTCTCAGAAACAAACTGTCAATGTCAAGGTCAACGTGGGCGACGTTCTTAAAAAGAAAGTCTCCAAGCCACGAAAGGCACGAAAGCCGAAGCCTACTGGAGATACAGTCCTGCTAATGAAGGGTGATGTCCCCTCTCGTAAAAAGCCTGGTCTTCATGTTCGCTTCTTATCGCCAGGAAGTGTTTTTGGCGGAGGTCTCCCTGGTCCGCTCAACTCGGCATCGTATGGGTCTGCTCCTCCAGTAGCACAGCCTCTTGGACGATTGGATTTCATTGGTTCGGGCGAAGGGCTTCATAATCGTGGTCGCGATCGCCGAGATGATATTCCAATCAATGTGAATCCAGCGGGTATTCGTGCGGACATTACTCCGAGCATGCGTGCTGTTTCAAGCAGTGGTGCGGTAGCCTCTCCCGACACAGGTTTATCAATCGCACGATCTTTACAGAAAAGTTATGATGCTCTGAGTCCTGAATTCCAGAGAATCTATGACAAGATGCAGTTCCAAGGAGAACTCCCACGCCTTAATGATCCGAACCTTCAGCCGTCCTCTCGTATCGCAGAGAATAAGCCCTCTTCGGGTTGGGCAGAGATGTCCCGATATAAGCCACAGGAATATGTCCCTCCTCCTGCGTCGCTTGCGGGAGCATCATCAAAATCAGCATCGATGGCTTCCATATCACAGCCTGGTCGTGAGCGACCTCTTATCACCACCCTTTCACGCCGACCACAGGCAGAGAGAGAGAGATATGATGAAGAGGCTCTCTACGGTCCTCCTAAGCAGAAACGCCAACCACCAGTAAATCCCCAGTCTCTTCGTAGAGGCGGTAGCGTATTTTAAAAGAGCGAGAGCATCACATACGTTGTGTAGGAAGCAAGAATAAAAACTCCAAATACATCGGCAAGTTCGTCCATACTATGTGGTAGTATGATAAAAAATCAAATGAGATCTGATAATAGTATGGACGAACCTTTAGTGCCTACACCAAAGCCAAAGAAACCAAAGATCAAGAAGACTCCAAAACCAAAGCCGAAGAAGCCCTTAGAGCCGTTGAAGAGAATGATCATAGAATCGGGTATTTTTGTTTTGGAGTTTGATTAGATGAATAGAATCACAGATACGACCATTGGTGGTAGAGTGATTTTTAGAGCAATTAACAATTCGGTAAGAATGATACTTTTGAAATAACTCCATACGGACGAGAGGAGATCTTTTACTGTCTCATAACACAGCCAAGAACAAACCCTAAAAAAGTCCGAAAGATAGAGGGGGATTTTAGTTTACCGTGAAGCAGTTGGTAGTCAAAATCTTCTTTAGAGATTGCTTTGTCCGGAATCTTGGTAAGAGCAATGCTTTCTAACTGCGAAATGAAGTCCTCCGACTTCTGATACCAACTGACATAGGCGACTGTGCTATACTGGGAGAGATCCATGCTACCGAGCATGGAGCGGGTCGCCTTGTCCCGCATATCGCAGAAGAGATAGTCGAAGTGTGGAAGAGACTTCATAGGAATGTTCTTCCAACGATCGTCCCACAGCAGGCACTTGCCGTGCAGTTTGAAACTCGCCATTTCTTCTGGGAGGATATCCTTCGTATACACTACGATGATTTTACGCTTGGAATCTGGGTGGGCTACTGCTGGCTCTGGAGCGTCGTGAAACGGCTGTGGCTGAATCACTGGCGGAAGATTGGACAATAGACTCATGGTTCTAATGGTGGGATTAGAAATTAATTCAGTTGAAGAAATCAAGAACGAAGTTTCCTCTTTCGATCCACGTAGGATAGATCGGCTCTTTAGGGGTATACAGTGGGATTTCTTTCTGCTTCCGTGGCTTTACTTCTTTTGGAGGCTTCGGAGGCTTTGGCTCTTTGGTGGGTTTTACCTCCTTTGCCTTTCTGGGTCGTGGCACATAGTGCTTTTTAAAATACTGCTTATTATATTCTCTCGCATATGCTAAGTATTTCTCACGATGCTGTCGATGATATTCCATCTGTCGGGCAATAATTACTGCACGATTTTTCTTGTAGTATTCACGTTGGTATTGTCTTTCTGCTTCTGTTTGAGGCATTTGATGTAAAGTGAGAAAATCTTCAGACATAGAAACCGCGTAGTCCGGTCAAGTCCGGTGTGCGTTTGATATGGATTGTGATGTGATAAGCGAGTGTGTGTGTGGTGTGGTATCCATAACTGTATTACAATGGTTTGATTAGATCTATTTATTGATTTTAGAAA